GTGTGAAGGAATTACTCACAAACAAAAAGGCGATGTTACCTTAATTAGATAATATTTATAACTATCATGATAAAGTTAAAAGACATACTAAAGAAGATACTTAAAGAAACTCACGAAGATCATTCTAATCCAGAGTTTGATGCTGATCCAATGGGGTACATATTACGTAAGTATACAAGATTACATGCAAATCTTGAAAAACTTATGGGAGAAAACTTTGAAGAGTATCTTGCTGGAGTTTTTATCATGTCTGGAAAACCAACTACATTTAAAGTACTTCTCAAAAATGGTCAATATTTTTACATGACCTTTATGGGTAGAGCATACGAGGCAAGTATTTTAGGAAAAAGGTTCTATTTAATGAATATAGGAGAAATCCAAAGCGCAACAATGGAAATCAATAGACTTCAGAGATTCGGAGCAAAACCAAGCGCAGAAGGACCAGACAGTGAATCAGGGCCAAGATCAGAAGAGCTTCCAACAGAAAAAGAAGAACCTGCATCAGAGCCAGAAGAAACAGCATAAACTAAGAAGTTATACTTCATAAACTCGAAAAAAATAGTTACAATAAAGTATTATAGATATAGACGTTAAAATACGATATATTTATAAACAAAAGTTTTATGTCTCAGCCAATATCAAAACAGGCCGCAATAAAGGATAGAATACGTGAAGAGTTCGTAAAATGCGCTACAGATCCAGTGTATTTCATGAAGAAGTATTATATGATTCAGCATCCTCAAAAAGGCAGGATGTTGTTTGATTTATATCCATTCCAGGAATCAATGTTAAAAGTATTCGCTGGAGATCAAAATGTAATAATAAACAAATCAAGGCAGTTAGGAATCTCAACATTAGTATCAGCGTATGCTCTTTGGTTGATGATATTCCATAAAGATAAAAACGTACTTGTAATCGCAACCAAGCAGGAGACTGCAAAGAACATGGTTACAAAAGTAAGGTTTGCGTATGATAATTTGCCTTCATGGTTAAAGATAGGTGCAACAGAAGATAACCGATTAAGTTTAAGGCTTACAAATGGTTCTCAGATTAAAGCGGTTTCTGGGGCAAGTGACTCTGCACGTTCTGAAGCCGTATCTCTGCTTGCAATGGATGAGGCAGCCTTTATCGATAATGCAGAAGAGCTTTTTGGTTCCGCTCAGCAAACCTTGGCAACCGGTGGTAAATGTATAGCACTATCGACTCCAAATGGTGTAGGTAATTGGTTCCACAAAACATATACAAAAGCACAGAAAAAAGAAAACAGCTTTGTACCAGTATCACTTCCTTGGACAGTACACCCTGAGAGAAGTCAACCTTGGAGAGATAAACAAGACCAGGATCTAGGAGTTAGAATGGCAGCACAGGAGTGTGACTGTGACTTCTCAACTTCAGGTAATACAGTAATCATACCAGATATATTAAGTTGGTACGAAGAAAACTCAGTATTAGAACCACTAGAAAGAAGAGGACTTGATAAAGCAATGTGGATCTGGGAATACCCAAGTCCATTAAAGACATATCTACTATGCGCAGACGTCGCTAGAGGAGATGGAGCTGACTACTCCGCATTCCATATCATAGACGTAGATACACTGACCCAGGTAGCAGAATATCAGTCCCAGTGCGATACCAGAGAGTATGCCAAGACAATACTAGCGGCAGCATTTGAATACAATAATGCACTAGTAGCAGTAGAGAATGCAAACATAGGCTGGGATGTTCTACAGACTTTAATTGAGAGTGGATATCAAAATCTACATTATTCACATAGAACTGACTTTAGTTTAGATCAAGAAAAAAGACTTGAAAGATACGGATCAAATGATTCTTTAGTTCCAGGATTTACAATGTCATCGGCCTCAAGACCATTGATAGTTGAAAGAATGAGGGACTTCATAGAAACAAAGCAAGTAAAAATAAGATCAATCAGACTTTTAGAGGAGCTTAGAGTGTTTATATGGAAAAATAGTAAAGCTCAAGCAATGCAAGGATATAATGATGACCTTGTAATGTCTTTTGCAATATCTATGTACATGAGAGACTCTTCAATTAGATTTAGAAGAACAGCAGAGAGTTTAACATACGCAGCACTAAACAGTATAAAAAAGGCTAGTGATGCACCAGTATATAATACAAGTAATTTCACAAATCACAACCCTTGGCAGATGGAAGTGAGTTCCAATAACGGAAATTCAATAGAAGATTTGTCTTGGTTATTATAAAAACAAAATATGGCAGCAGTACAACAGAATTTATTTTCTACACTCCGTAGACTATTCAGCACAGATGTTATTATAAGAAATGATGGCACTGGAAATATGCTAGCAGTTATGGACACCGATGGAGCACAACAAAACGGTGTAATCCAGACAAACTCATTGATAGACAGGTTCCATAAAGTTTATACCACGTCAACGGCATATGGTGTAAACCTGAATCTTGCAATGAACTATCAATCAGCAAGGGTTCAGATATACGCTGACTATGACGCAATGGATACAGACGCTATTGTGGCCTCTGCACTTGATATCATAGCAGATGAGTGTACTCTAAAGAATGAGCAAGGTCATGTACTCACAATCAGATCATCAGATGAGAATATACAAAAGATCCTCGAAAACCTCTTTTACTCAGTGCTAAATATTGAGTTTAATCTTTGGTCATGGATTAGGAATATGTGTAAGTATGGAGACTTCTATTTGAAAATGGAGATCTCAGATAAATTTGGAGTATACAATGTAATCCCATTCTCAGCTTATAATATAGTTCGTCAAGAGGGTTACAATCCAAACAACCCAAATGAAGTACGATTCAAATTCGATCCTAATGCAGCTCTGGCAGCAACTTCAGGGTATACATCAGCGTTTAATAATCAAGATCCTGGTGTATGGTTTGATAACTATGAAATGGCGCATTTTAGGCTAGTTGGAGACGTTAACTATCTCCCTTATGGTAGATCATATCTAGAGCCTGCAAGAAAGCTATTTAAGCAGTATACGCTCATAGAGGATGCAATGTTAATTCACAGGATAACACGTGCCCCAGAGAGAAGGATATTCTATACAAATGTAGGCGCAATACCACCAAATGAAGTAGAAAACTACGTACAGAAGATGATCAATAAGATGAAAAAGACTCCTCTTATCGATCCACAAACAGGACAGTACAACTTAAAATATAATCAGCAGAATCTATTAGAAGACTTTATTGTTCCAGTAAGAGGAAATGATACTTCTACAAGAATTGACACTGCAAAAGGTCTAGAGTATAATGCAATAGAAGACGTTGTGTATTTCAGAGAAAAGCTGTTTGCTGCTCTAAAGATACCTAAAGCGTTTATGGGATATGAAAAGGATCTTACTGGTAAAGCAACATTGGCAGCAGAAGATATCAGATTTGCTCGTACAGTAGAAAGATTACAGAGGATCGTAGTATCAGAAATGAAAAAGATTGCCTTGGTTCACTTATATGCAAATGGGTATACTGATGAGGGCATGGCAAACTTTAGCCTTAGTCTTACAAATCCATCTATCATATACGATCAAGAGAGGATTGCAATGTTTAAAGAAAAGATTGATCTTGCAGCACAGGCAGTCGAGGGCTCAATACTTCCTAAAGAGTACGTGTGGGAAAATATCTTCCATATTTCTCCAGATTCATTCGGTGAGATGGAAGATATGATAGTAGAAGATAAGAAGAGGAAATTTAGATATGATCAGATAGAGACTGAAGGAAATGATCCACTTGACTCTGGAACTGCGTTTGGAACTCCATCTCAGATAGCTGGATTATACGGAGGCAAACCAACACTAAACGTACCTCCAGGATATAATGAGACAAATCCAAACGAACCAGTAAAAATGCCAGGAAGACCTGAGAAATACAAGTCTATCATAGGCACAGATAAAAGCGCATTTGGTAGAGATCCAATTGGAAGAAAAGGAATGACTTCTAATATGGAACGTGGAGAAGACAAGGTTGAATATAAAGGAGGACCTTTAAGCTTTGAGAGCACAATGGCAGTTTATCTACAAAATAAAGAAGGTCTATCAAAGATGTTTGCTGGAAAAAAGGTAACATTATTTGAAAATCAAAGTGAGACTGGTGGACTATTAGATGAAAGAAACATTAAAGACGATTTAGTCGAAGGATAATTACATATATTTATAGGTAGAACTGATTCAATTCATGATAGCTATTTATAAAATTATAAATCCAAACAATAAAATTTATATTGGTCAAAGTTGGAATGTAAAAAATAGAAAATCAAAATATAAAAATAGTAATTGTAAAGGACAAACTAAATTATATAATTCAATATTAAAGTATGGCTGGAATAATCATATATTCGAAATACAATGTGAATTTCCAGAAAATATTTCTCAAGATATATTAGATGAGTCTGAAAATTTTTATTGGAAACATTATAAAAATAAAGGATTTGAGATGCTAAATTTAAGAGAGCCTTTAGGAAATTATGGAAAACATTCCGAAGAGTCAAAGAAAATAATGAGAGAAAAAAGAAAAATATGGTTTACAGATGAAAAACGGAAAGATTACAGCGTAAAAAATTCAGGGATTAATAGTCCTAGATTTGGAAGTAAAAACACTGAAGATCATAATAAGAAGATTAGCGCTAGTAATAAAGGTAGAATAAGATCAGTAGAATGTTCTAAAAAATTAAAAGATATTGCTAATTCAGAAGAGTATAAGAAAAAACAAAGAGAGTCTAAATTAGGATCAAAAAATGGAATGTCTAGAAAAATTATAGTTTACTCTTTAGATAATAACGTAATAGGAGAATATTCAACTATGAGAGATTCAGCTAAGTCATTGGGATTAAGTCACATATCAGGAATATATCAATGCTGTAGTGGAAAAATTAAATCGCATAAAGGCTACATTTTTAAATATCAATAATGAAATTACAACATTCCAAATATAGAAATTCAGGCATATTATTTGAGCTACTGGTTAGACAGACCACGGCCGATCTTATTGCCAATAGAGATTCAAAAGCAGTAAAGATACTAAAGAAGTATTTTACAAACACTGAGCTCGGTAGAGAGTATGCTCTGTATAACAATGTGATCACAAGTCCAAAGTTATCAGAGTCAAAAGCAGAAATGCTGATATCAACCATTGTAGAGCAATACAAGAAATTAAACCAAGAATCTATACAAAAGCTTAAATACAATCTTATAAAAGAGATCAAATCAAGCTATGACATAGATGAATTCTTTAAAGCCAAGGTAGATAATTACAAAACTTTAGCAGCAGTATATAATACTCTTGAATCTCAAAATACAAAAGAAGTAGACGTAAGACAAGTATTCCTAAATAAAGTGGTTGTACTAGAGCATGTTACCAAATCTAAATTGGAAAATATGCCAGTATCAAAAACCATCATGGAAGAACTGATGCAAGAGGACAAAGAGATCAGATTGCTTACTTATAAGATACTTGTAGAGAAATTCAATCAGAAATACGATAATCTTTCAATAAGGCAAAAAGACGTACTCAAAAATTACATTGTCAGTATATCAGATACAACCAAGCTTAGCACTTACGTAAACACTCAACTCACAGAAATAAAATCCGAGATACAAACTATATCAAAGAAAGTAAATGATCAAGTAGTTAAAATAAAGCTTGATGAGGTTGTAAAACTAATCCAACCAGTAAGTAAAATAAAAGATGAGACTATATCAGGTCTGCTTCAATACATTGATTTAATTGACGAGCTTAATAAGATACACAAATGAGTGACATGCAATCAATGGTAGACAGGATGAGGGACGATGAAAACGAACCAAGTCAAGAAGAACAAGAGTGGGCAGAAAAGCTCATTGATATGTTATTGTCAGCCGTGGAATCTGGAGAAATAACTGCAGAAGAGGCAAAAGAAATCATACGTAAAGCCCCAGATACAATGGAAGAAATGTCTGCTACTGGCGGAGGTTTTAGTACTGGAGGTGCCACATTCACTCCTGGATCTGGAATGCAATATGCTCAAGCACTAGATCAACCTAAGAAAAAACCAAAAAAAGAAGTAAAAGATAAAGAACCAAAACTCGCTGCAGGAAAACTTAAACAGAATTATGCAGTAGATCATTTTGGTTTCACTCCAGCACCTTCAATTCCAAATCGACCATCAACAGGAGGATTCCAATATAAAGACTTATGGGGAGATTCTGAAAGCTTACAAGAGAGTTATTCTCAATTTAAAAAGGCAGCAAGAGAAAGAAATAGTGCTGGCCAGTTAAATGCAGGAATGGGCATAGTAAGAAAAAAACTCGCCGAAGTACATAAAATGATGGAATATCTTGCAACATTAAAAAGCGATCTATCAACAGCAGGAATGGTAAATGAAACATCTCACACAAAAAAGTCAATGGAAAAGATGAGTGAGATGATAAAGAAGATTTATATAAAACATAAAAAACTCAAGTAGTATGGCAAAAGCAGGTGCTATAGGTAACGGAAACAAAACCACATTTGGCGTAAGAAAGAAAGGCAGTGCCCAGAAAGCATACAATAAACATAGACCAAAGCCAAAGAAATACAGAGGCCAAGGCAGATAATTGATATTTATTATTAAAAATATAGAAAAATGACAGTAGCAAACCTATTTGCGAAACACAGAGCTGGAGAAGTATCTAAAGAGAAGTTCTTATATGAAGTTCGTCGTGATGCTCAGCTTCCATATATAAGCAACTTGACTTCTTATGATGATGCAATTAAAATGCTGAAGCAAAAGAGTGTGATTAAAGAAGCAGCAGAAGTTAAAGAATCAAAAAAACTTATAACTGAGCAAGAAGATCTATACCATCAAATAGACAGACTCAATCCAATTCTGGTTAAAAAGGCTGTCAATTCTGAGCTTGCAAAACTTCCTATGATAGATGCTGCAATATACCAAAAGATGACAGAGAGGGTAGTTAAGAAGCTACAGAAAGATCCTAAAGCGTATGATGATGTAGTAGTAACAAATGCAAAAGAGATTCACAAGATAGATGATAAGAGCAAGATGGTTCCTGTAAAAAATGAACTCAAAGATCCTCATCATCAAATGAAATCTCCAAAGGGCCTAGAAAAGCACAAATCAAACACAAAAGCTTCCAAGACTGAAAACAAGAAAGGAAAGCCAAAAGGTGTTAAAGAGATGTCAAGCACTGCAAAAGGTCATAAAGGCGTTGAGCAGATGAAACATCCAGAGAAGAACCACAAGATAATGGAGTCACTTTTGTCTTTCATGTTTAAAAAAAAACTAAATGAGGACACGCATCATGAGTACGGAGTAGGTCAAGCAATTGATACTCCAGATGGTCGCGGTACAGTAAAAGAGATAATAGGCAGTACCGTAACGTTAGAGTTTGAAAGTACTGGAGATCTCAAAGATTACCAGATGAATGTTTTAACTCATTTCAGAGAAGAGGCAAAAAAACCAATAGAAGAAAAGACTCCTGAGGTAAAGAAGGAAATGCCTACGATGGATGAAAAGAAAGATAAAGTGATACAAAAGGTGATGGAGTTTCTGAAAAAGAAAAAGAAGATGACAGAACTTACCACATAT